ACGCGGTTTAGCAAGCCGCTGGTTTGGCATAGCGATAATTCATAAGCTATTGCTTAATTTTGCAGTACGGGGCCTTCAGAATACCCGGTTAATTTTCCGTAAATTTTAAAGAGAGTGTTATGAAAAAACTGAGTTGTTTGTGGTCCTTCCCCACTATTTTGATGATCTGTTTATCCCTGCTTACCTTTGGTGCTATGGCGTCGCCGGTCCAGGTTGCTGACTATATCGATGCCGCGTTCCCGGCGTCTGTGCCGCTTGCTCGACACCAATCCGAAGTATTGTCACCTGAGCCGGTACTGGGCTTGTTTGAATCTGGTCATGGCTTATATAAAACAGTTGGCGCTGCTGTTGCGGTGATCGATTTGAAATCTGATACCGACGATCCCGCTGCTTAATCGCCAATGATGCAATGGCGGTAACGTGCCGCCATTGCCATCAATAAAACGCCTTGGCTACAGGGTTTTTTATTGATGTCCCGGCGGCAGTCCTATAGCTGCCTTAACAAGACTATAGCAGTTCCTGAATAACGGCTGTGGACATCAAACAAAGTGGTTTTTATAGAGAGCATTGCGCCGCGATGTGGATAGGACACACTGCCACAACGGGTTAATTCGATGAATCGATAGGCGTGTTGGTTGGATGGCCGGATATGTAGCAGCTAATGCCTTTAGCTCGCGAGGAAGTAAAGGTATGAATACCTCGCCCCGGTTTGCGCATTGAGCGCTTTAGCAGGTATCAAGCCCTGCCCGTGCAGTGTTCTCTATAAAATATATTTACAATTATATATTTTAGTATATGATACGGGCCTTAATAGCAATTATTTTAGGAACGTAAATATGTTAAAAAAACGCAAAAGAAATGTCCGCGCTTTCTTTATGATTTCAGAAGAAAGCAATATTTTATTAAACAAACTGGCGCTTCTGTTTGACATGAACAGAACTGATGTTATTGAAGCATTGCTAGATAAATCAGGGAAAGAGTACGGACTAATTGAGTCAAGGGACTGAAATGCGCGATTACGGAAAGGTTTTTACATCTTTTTGGACTAGCGACACCTGTCGATTAATGACTGACGACGGGCGCATGTTGTCGTTATATTTATTAACTAGCCCACATACTAACATGATTGGCGCTTTCAGGATGCCAGACGGATATGTCTGTGAAGATTTGCAATGGGGTTTCGAAAGGGTTTCTGAAGGGTTTCGAAACATAGAAAAAATGGGTTTTGCAACACGATGTGAATCTACAAAGTGGGTTGTTATTCATAAATTTATATCGTGGAATGAAATTGAGAACCCGAACCAGGCTAAAGCAGCCGCAAAATTGTTTGATTCATTACCTGCGTTATTGGCATCAAGACCTTATGTAGCAACGGATTTAGAAGAATGTTGCAGTAAGTTTTCTGACAAGTTACCTATAAATTTTTTTAACCGTTTCGAAACCCTTTCGAAACCCTTTCGAAACCAGGAACAGGAACAGGAACAGGAACAGGAACAGGAACAGGAACAGGAACAGGAACAGGATTTAAAAAACATATTGTCGAGTTCGCAAGCTCAACTCGACAGCATTAGCGATGATTGTGTCCAGACGGAACGTGGTAGCGTCGTAGAGGCGAAACACAATAACGCAAAACCCAGCGGGGCAACTCGCAAACAAAATCCTGCCGTGATTGAGATTTTTGATTACTGGCGGGTGACGATGAGTCACGAGCGTTCGCAACTGGACCCGAAGCGGGAAAAGATTATTGCAGACGCATTAAAAATCTATCCGCTCGAAACTCTAAAAACGGCCATTCTGGGGTGCTCTCTCACGCCGTTCAATATGGGGGACAACGACAGGCATGAACGATATGACGGGATTCATCTGATTTTTAAACCTGAAAACATTGACCGGTTTATCGTCAATTCGGAGATTAAAAAACCAGTCCCAATAACCAAAACCGGACAAGAAGCGCCGCGTAGGAGGGTGATTTAATGGCCGTTCGTGACGATATAGACAACCTGGAGCAAGTGATTATTTCCTGCTTGCTGCAAGCCCCGGAATTGGTTTTATCGCAGCCGCTGGACTTGGTTTTGTTCCCACGTTTCAAAAACGTGATTCACGCAATGGTCCGGCTATCCGGTCGCGGCGTTGTGGTTGACATAATCTCGATTGTGGATGAGATGGAGGCAATGGGCGCCGAGATGATCGGCATTTCATTTTTGGGTGAGCTTCAGCTACACATGCCCTGTTCGCCTAAAAACTACCCGCTTTATTTACGCAAGCTGAGAGACAAGGTCAACGATTTGACCGTTTTTGAAAGTTTGCGCGAAGGAATGAAAACAATAGCCGCCGGAAACCCGAGTAACGAGGTTTTGGGTAAGTTGGTATCTCAATCCTTGCGATTATTTACCGATTCGGCAGATAGGCAGTATTCATTCAAAACACAAGAAATGATGCAGCTTATGGTTGACAGGCTTGAAGAAATTTATTCACAAGAGCCTGGTGCAAAAACACTTGGTGTCATGACTGGAATTAGCAAATTGGATGAAGTGCTTGGCGGTTTACACAAGTCCGATATGTGTGTTGTCGGAGCAAGACCTAGTGTCGGTAAAACGGCTTTTGGAATTACTGTGATGATAAATGCGGCAAAGAATGGTTTGAAGGTAGGCTTTATTTCGACAGAACTACCGGTCGAGCAAATCTCTTTTCGGATAGCAGCACAAGTGTCAGGTTTAGCATCAAAAAGCTTTAGAAGCGCAAATTTTGATGATCGTGACTGGGCAAGAATTACATCAACACTCGCATTAACTCAAAACATGAATATGCGCATCTACGATAAACCAGTGATGCGGATTTCTGACGTGATGATGCAATGCCGGGCTTGGGATCTGGACGGCGGCATTGACCTTGTGATTGTTGACTACCTGACGCGGATAAAACCGGACACCGTTACCAATAATCAAAACCTGGATGTCGGGGAGATAGCTACACAGCTTAAAAACCTTGCCAGGGATTTGAAAATACCCGTGATCGTTTTGGCTCAGTTAAACCGCAACGTTGCAAACAGGGCAGACCAAAAGCCGCGTATGAGTGATTTACGCGACTCTGGGATTATAGAACAAGAGGCTGACAGCATCCTGCTTTTGAACCGGCAGGAAGATAATAACGGCAACAACTATTGCAGCATCATCATCGATAAAAACCGGCATGGCGAGTGTGTTGAAGCCGTCGTTAACTTTGAAGAGACTACCGGCAAATGGTGGTGTGAGGAAATTTATAACTATGAAAACTGAGGTGGGGAATATGAACAATCCAGAAACCACAGCCTATAAATTCGCACTAAAAAAGCCCTGCAAAAATTGCCCGTTTACGACCGACAAAGCTAGCTCGATATTGCTTATAAAGGGCCGTAGGGAGCAAATAATCGGCGATTTAATGACCCAAAAACATACCGAGTTTGTTTGTCATAAAACGCTTAAAACAACCAAGTCTTTATGTGCGGGTGCGGTGGCGGTTTGTCGAGATAAGGGGCGTGAAATGTTTGCGGCCAGTTTAGCTGTCAGGTTGGGATTGATTGAGCCAGATCATTATGCCGGTGCAACCGGTGTTGTTAATTTTGAATTAGGGGTGGAATTGTGAGTGAAAAATACTGCTACAGCACAGACGGCGGTGAGTATTTCACCGGCGAATACGATACGCCTGAGTCTGCGGCTGAGAATGCGTTTAACGACGCGCCCGATCAAGATCAAGTCGAAATTGGCCGGATTGTGCAGAAAACTGCACATGATTTTATAGATGTCGAGCGGTTATTAGATAACGCCTACCTGAACGCCGGGGATGAGTTCGGCGAATGTTCGGCAGATTGGTTGGATGATTTGATGAACGATCAGGCAAAGCTGGATGAGTTGAAAAATTTAATTGGTAACTGGATCGAGAAACACGACCCGGTTAAATTTCATGGTATTGACGATATTGTGCAAACAACACGCGAAGAAGTGGAAGAAGGAGGGTTCGTTTATGACGGATTTTAAGACGAAAACGCCCCGTGTTGAGGCGATAATCGACCAGGTTATACGTAGACATCCTGGGGATAGTAAAGAGTCACTAGCGCGATATTTTGAAGATGTGCATCAGGAGCTTGCGCCGTTGGCAAGGCAACTTGAAATTGAGCTGAGTCAGGCCAATGAAAAAATTGCGGAACTGAAAATTTTCCGTAAACGGTACATAAAACTTGTACGGCTAACTCCCCGTGAATTTAAAGATTTTTGGGATGAAAATTTACACACCGGAACGGCTTTTGATGTGCTGGTGGATGGTTTGCGATGAGTAGGTTTTTAATCGGCATAGACCCCGGAAAAAATACCGGTTTTGCAGCTTATGACACGGAGAAAAAGGCATTTGTAATGTGCAATACATACAGTTTTTGGGAAACAATTGAACTGCTTGAGCACTACAGACCACAAGGATTTTTAGCCTATGTTGAGTTGCCAAAAACAAAGCACGTCTGGCACTCCGGCGCAAAAAGTCAGAACGCAAAAAACCGGACGGCTGTTAATGTCGGGAGCGTAATACGGGAAGCCGAATTGATTGTTGAGTGGCTGGAGCGTGAAGAGGTTGAGCATAAAACTGTGGCGCCCAAAGGCAAGGTTAATGATGCCGTCTTTCGTAAATTAACCGGCTGGACGGGCAGGACTTCGCAACATGCCCGTGATGCCGGAATGCTTTTAGTGGGGGTTATGTGAGTATTAAAAATTACATGGCCTGCCTGAGTAAAGAACAGCTTTTGTCACTACACAGTGATCTGGTGTTGGCCGGGATAGCGTTCGACGGCAAGGGCGACTACAGGTCAATATTTGCCAATGGCCGGAAGAATAGCACCGGCAAATTAAAAAAGATTTACGCGGCGTTATTCAAAGCCAAAAAAGAGAATATCAACGATATGGTGAAGGTGCTGGTTGAGTTGTTGCCGCAGGGTGTGAAAACAAATTCAAATGTGCTTAATACAAAAAACATTTGCATAAATGAGGATTTATAGTAATATGAACGCGGAACTTCTGTATGTGCTCTTAGCCGGGAAAAACATATACAGAAGTTCCATAAAGGCTTTTATTGTAGCGTCGCCCGGCTAGGCTGCTACAGTAACGAGCCTTTTTTTTTGCCTCGAATAAAGCCTAGCAAGTGCCGCGAAAGATAATGGGTTCAGTCTTGCCTAGATGCACCAGAAAGAGATACGTGGTAGGCGATAAGCCAAGAGCAACTACTCTACAATCCACGCGGCTGGCTGAATATCGACGCCGAGGGGTTTATAGTACAACGACTATAACATCGATATGCCCGTAAGGGGTTGGTTTACCCTTCTTCTCTATTGTGGGGAAGGGGGGCTTTTGGTTGGTTTTATTAATTTATGGCAATTGAGTTTTTCGTTCGCAAGCTTTATGACCGGCTATGCCCGGTTGATCAGTCAGCGCTTGACGCCATGGAAGGTCTGAAGATGAACGGCGAATATAAATGCGTTCTGACTCAGATTAGAAATGCAGGTTTCCATAGGAAGTTCTTCGTCCTGTTGGATGTGGCGTTCGACGCCTGGGATTGCCCACTTGTTGAGTACAAAGGAGAGCCTGTGCAAAAGAACCGGGACAGGTTTAGAAAGGATTTAATTATCTTGGCTGGCTATGGGTATCCAGTCGTAAACGTGCGTGGTGAAGTACGTTATGAAGCTCAATCCATGAGTTTTGCAAAAATGGATCAGGTGGAGTTTGAAAATCTATATTCACGCGTTATCGATGTCATATTGGCAAAGATATTAACCGGCTACACAAAGGCCGATTTAGACGAGCAAGTGGCTCGTGTGCTGAGGTTTTCATAATGGCAATTCATCAACCAAAAGGCGGCATGTGCGCCACCTGCAAAAACGCATTAAAAGATTGCTCTGATTTGGATTTTAAAAGAATGCCCACGATCAGCCGAAAACCGGCAAGTGATGGGTTGTTATTGTGAGATGTACAGAGTTTGAGAAGGTTAAAAATGGCTGAGGAAAACAAATGAAAAAAAGCGATTTAGTTGAAGTTATAGCCGTCCATACCGGGGCGAACAAAACACAGGCGTTGCAGGCATTTGATGCGCTGGTTTTGGCTATCGGCGCCGGGCTTGTTAGTGAAAAATTGGTGCGCCTCGATGGGCTTGGTGTGTTGTCAGTAAGGCAGACAAAAGGCGGTATTAGACACAATCCAAAAACAATGCAGGAAATAGTTGTTGAGCCAAAAAACAAGGTGTTTTTTAAGGCGTTAAAACCACTAAACGACAGGGTTAATGGCTGAATTAAATTGGCCAGAATTGGTACTGATGCCGGTTAATTTATGGAGTTTATCGGCGCAGTTACCTGTATCAAAAGAACCTGAATTTAATGACGCTGACGAGGCGTTAAAACCCAATGGTGACGATGATGAAAAGCTTTTTTGAAACGTTTGCATGGATGATTTTGCAACAATGGCTGCATTTACGGTGATCAGTGCGGTATCGCATCATCCTGAGCCGTCTATGAATCAGAATATTATTGAATGAGTTTATATCAATGTGAAAGATGTGGTGCTAGAGAGAATACCGCTTTGGGTAATTACTGGGGCGAAGACGAAAAAATATGCTCTGAGTGTGATACGGGAATATGGCATGGCAAATTTAAGAAAATTATCTTACCAAAAGGTCTGTTTGTCACAGATAAAAAAGGTAATTTAGCACATATAGAAAACGGTGATACTGATATTGAAAAGTATGAAATTAAAGCCGGTATTAAAGAAAATTGACGGCTGGTGGACTTGCTCGCACCGGGATACTAAATATCCAGGGTGCGGGGCTACGCCGGTTATTGCTTATAGGATCTGGAAAGAAATGGCGGGGGATTGAATGAGGCTGTTTTTAAAGTGGTTACGCAATCTATTCTCATGGCGCTGCCTTTTGTCGTATGACGAGCTGATACAGTTAATCGATGACGGGGTTATCGATGCGCCTAAAAGCGCTGTTCAAGGTTCAACGATTGATTTGACGTTGCATCGTTATGTGAAAACAGAAGCGTTCGGGCCGACACTAGATACGGTTTATTTGGCGCGCGGTCAATCAATAACGATGGTTGAGTACGATATAAGAGAGGCCCCGCGCATATTAAAGCCTGATGCGGTAATGCTGGCGTCAACAAATGAGCGTCTCAATATGCCGGGAAATCTATCGGCAGAGTTCAGTTTGAAATCGACTGCTGGAAGAAATTTTGTCGGGCATCAATTGGCCGGGTGGATCGATCCTTATTTTCCAGGGCGAATCACGCTTGAGTTAAAGAATGACACCCAGTTCCATAGGTTGGCTTTTGAGGAAAATATGCCAATCGGTCAGGTTAAGTTTTTTAGACACAAGAGCGTCCCGTTTTTAGCCGGGTATGCAAAGCGTGGGCAGTATAACGGTCAACAACAAGTTACTGAAGCTGGAGTATTGAGATAATGAATAAAGCGGATTTGTCATTTAAAGACGTAGCTGTATTGTGCGGTGTTGCGCCGGTTAAGTTATGCAATATAAAAAAATCAGCATTTATAACTGGCACATTCCCGGAGGGTTATAGGAAAAAGGGAGTTAGAGGATTTTTTTATAATAAGAAGCAGGTTATGGCGTGGCTGAAAAATAACCCCGATCTTGATAGTAAGTCTAGCCGGTATTATCAGAAAGGATTTGATAGTATTACGCCGGTTAAAAGACATAGATTAAATGTAATGGATTTATTAAATTTTCCGGCAATTAATAAACCAAAATTTAGCGGGAAAGGAAAAGTATTGCAGGTGGTTAATATTCAGGGTAGTTTTTAATTAAATACAGTATGTGTTATGTGATAACATAACATAACAGTAAAATTTTAGGTATAATCTGGAATATGACTAATAATTGGCCGTCCGATAAAATCGAAAAGCGTGATATTAACGAGTTGATACCTTACGCACGTAATGCTAAAAAACACCCGGAAGCGCAAGTATTAAAGATCGCGGCATCAATTAAAGAATGGGGATGGACTAACCCGGTTTTAATTGATTCTTCCGGCGGTATTATTGCCGGTCATGGGAGAGTATTAGCGGCCCAAAAATTAGGTATTAAAGACATACCTGTCATGGTTGCCGAAGGTTGGAGCCAAGCAAAAATAAAGGCGTATTGCATCGCTGATAATAAGCTCGCGGAATCCGAGTGGGACGAAGAGCTTTTATCCATTGAGCTTCAAGAGCTTGGGGAAATGGATTTTGATTTGGAGTTGTTGGGATTTGATGAGTCTGAGCTTGATTTATTGCTTGGTGATGATGATGTAAAAGAAGGTTTGACAGACGAGGACGCTGTTCCTGATGTTCCGGTTGAGCCTGTTACTAAGATGGGTGACGTGTGGACACTGGGGCGGCACAGGTTGTTATGCGGTGATGCATCAAAAGACGCAGTGAATTTCCTAGCAGGCATCACGCCAGACATGCTTTATCTTGACCCGCCGTATGAAATCGAAGCGGCGTGGGGATGGATTATTGACGCGCCTAAGGCTCTGGTGTTTACTGACCATAAGCACATTCGAGAAGCGATGGGCGTGGTGCTGAAGTATCTGGTTACATATCACTTTGTGTGGGACACGATTATTTCTTGGTACACGCAAAACAGGCCGCTATGCCGCCACAGGAGCGCGTTCTATTGCTCGAATGAACCAGGATGGAATGCAGATGCTTCCACATATGTGGACGGCAAGGAGCGCGACGAGAAGGTTGTTTTAGGAGGGCAAGCGTTCGCAGGTGATTATCATTACCAGCCGCTTTCCGGTGGGCGCGTCCGCGTTACCAGTGTGTACAAACAAGGCAAGACGCTGGACGAATCAGGGAATGGGAAGCCTGTCGCATGGGTGCGTGCTTTATTGGCAGGCGCTGATGCGCATGTCGTGTTTGAACCGTTCGCAGGAACCGGCGCAACGATAATCGCCGCGCCGGAGGATTGTTCTGTTCATGCGATAGAGATTGATCCAATTAAGGTTGATTCAATAGTCGCAAGGTGGGAGCTTGCGACTGGTTCGGTGGCTGTTCTTAATGATGCTGTTGTTTCCTGAGTACGTTTGGGTATCCGTCGGGCAAAAACGGTTGAAGGTCTTTTTTGATGTAGTGATCGACCCCGAGCTTTTGGCATAACTCGATTATGCGGTGAGTGTAGGATTCCCAGTCGGTTGTTTTTGTCATTGGCAAATAATTTACCCTGCCGATTTTGTACAGGTCAACGAATTGGTGAGTTTCTGTTATTATTTTTAAACTACTTTCACAATCAAGGGTCGGCTCAAGACTTGCCCAGGTAAATATTCCTTTTTCATGGAACGCTTTTAATGCGGCCAATCTATCGTCAGGAAGGGCCGCATTTGGTTCCCATTTTTTGGAAAATTCAGGATCAAGACTTGTTAATGTAGATGCGAAGCAATCACGCTGAGGGCGAAACAAACTAATATCCCGTAACGATCTAGTGCCGCCTTTTGTTAGCGTGCAAACACCAAGGCCGTGCAATTGTAGATTTCCGATTGTTGAGCGCGTTAAATCGTTGTTGTCTGGGTGATAAGGATCAGAGGTAAATGACAACATGACTTGTTCAGTTATTCCGAGTAATTTATATTTTTTAGCATCACTGATAAGATTGCGAATAAAATTATCGCGTTGTTTTGCGCCTGAATTAAATTCTCTTCTGTCTATTTTTAACACCTTTGGTACATAGCAATATGCGCACGCGTGACCACATCCACGGTAAGGATTTGTTGCTAATGCCGCATATTCTCCGGCTTGGCCTTTTGGAGCATAAATATATGAACATCCTTTTACTGATATTCCGTCTTCACTCAATTTTATTAAATCTCCAACCGTATCAATGCCTTCAGCATGTAAGCAACCATCAATATTAACAGTAAATTCAAGCGCATCTATTGGCTTGTTTAGGTCGATCTTTTGCTTTATAAACTGTTTATTGTATAACTCCTGCGCATCTTTAAGTGTCGGGAATACACCGCCTAAAACCTCAACTGTGCCGTCAGCGTACATTAAGCCAGAAACCTTTCCTGATACCGACTCCCAAGGGCATTGAACTCCAGTTGCTGTTAATATGCCAACCTCCGCATCATAGTTATCAAGACACTGATACCCTTCATCTGTAACATTATATTCGTACGGCATAAAAAGAAAACCTATTACATTAATCCCAATATGCAACCCTTCTTCATCGCCGAATACAGTTTTTGTGCCCGGATCAGCTTTTATTACAAATTGCTTTTGTTTTGCCATTTATTTTGCCTTTAGTTTTAAACCATAAACGGCCAATGTTGATATTATTTCTCTAATTGTTTTCTTACCGATACCAGGAGCTTTTGAGAGCATAACGGCGTCCCACTCTAAAAGTTGTTTTGCAGTGTTAATTCCCTGTCCAGCTAATGCGTTTCTTGTGCGCGTACCAAAATAATAAATTTTATCAATAGGCCCATCTAATTCTAATTCCGTTATTTCCTGATCAAATTCTTGTTGTTCAGGTATTTCGCTATCCTGCATAATTTTCTCTACCCGGTAGCCGTTTTGCACAAGGAGAATAATTGCTCTTTCAATCTCAGTCATTACCGTCTATTTCGCCTTTGCTTAATACCCAACCAACCGACTAACACCACCCAGCCCGGCGACAGGCCAGCGATAGGAAATATAATAACCAAGGGAGTCGCAGTAATCATCCAATGACGGATGATCGTCAAACTTCTCCGGCTGCCCTTTTTTATCGTAAACTTGGCTCTCAAGCGCGTTAGTTAGGTGTGGACAGGTGTTCGTGTTAACTTTGAGTCTATCATGCGCCAGCAGGCCGTTGACGGCGTTTATTCTATCCCTAATGGCCGGGTTCATCCCATTGACCATCACACTGAAACCCGCTGCCCGTAAAATATCAATGTCAGACTCACTAGCGTTTGTGTGGCGTGACTGGCCGGAAGCATCCGGGTAAATAGTAATATGCTTACCAGGATACCGGCTCGATAACTGGATGCACAAATCGCGGGTGTCATGGCTGACAAACTCATCGGCGATAACCGGGTAGCCGCTATCGATTACCGAGACTGTCGATACGCACCCACCAACGTTAAAATCCTGCCCGACGTGTAGATAATGATCATTCGGCGTTATCACCCGGTCGCTGTGGTGCTTCGTGCGGGTGAAGTAGTGGTAAACATTGTTGCTGCCATCTGTATCATACCCACCCAACCAAACGTGATCATGATAAAGATGATTTTTTAAATCCTGCTGCCTTTCCTGCTCCAACTCGGCGGGGAAAAACGGATTGTCATAATAATTTGCCCGAACAACAATGGCGTTATCCGGCGCATCGCTTCCACGCAGGAATAGGTCGATAGGGTCAGTTGGCTGCTCAGGGTTCCAACTGAACCACATTTCACTGCCAGCTTTTCTGATCGTCGGGCGAAGTAGCTTTAAACTTCGTGCGCTCATCGTCTGCGCTTCTTCAAACCATGCGCCATCAAACCCTTCCAACGACTTTATGGAGTCGGCAGTATGATCAGCCATCCCCATGAATATAATTAAGCCACCATGTGGCGTTTTTATACGGTTATGTTGCACATCAAATAAATGCCCAACACCAAACTTTTGAATTTTGCTTTCAAGCAGTTTTTTGACTGATTGATCGAGTGTACGCTGAACCTCTCTTAAACACACCCAGTCCGTTTTTTGCCTAATGCACCTGTCTATCAATTCCTCTGCAAAAAAATGCGACTTGGCGCCGCCACGACCGCCATAAATGCCTTTATAGCGCGACGGCTCTAAAAGTGGCTCGAATACTTCAGGAGTCTCTATTTGCAGGACGGACAATGACGCGCTCTATTTTTGTTATTTGTTCAGGTTCGCCGTTATTCTGCTGCGCGTTGGTATTATTGATCGTCGCCGCGTTCGGGTAATACGGCACCAACCCCTCGACCACCATTCCTGTTTTTAGTGTTTCCATTGCAATTTTAGCTTTGGCCGCCGTTTGATCTTTTGCCAATGATGACAGGCTAACTTTTGCAACTTTACGCGCGTTGGTGGCGTAGAACTCCATGCCTTCGAGTTGTTTTGATACTAGCTCGTTGTGAACATAAAGCTCTGTTGCATTAAATGTTTCTTTTTTTTCTTGAATATTTTTAAGGCTTTGTTTTGTTTGGGCCTCTTGCGTTACAAGTTGTTCCTTTTCTGTCCCTTTTTTCCACCCTTCACTTGCGGCTTTTCTGCTTATCTGTGACCTTGATTTGATATTTACTTCTGGTCTAGCTACTATCTCAGCCAGCGATAGACCACGCTCATAAAACGCTTTTACAATATCCCAATCTTTAGTGCTATATGCCATTAAAAACCCTTTTAGCCATCCATCAAATCGCTAAATGTTTGTCCTGTCGACTCAAGAATAGCTTCCTGTCCGGTAAAATCTTGCCAGCGTTTTACGATGACATCGACATAATTCTCTGATAATTCCATTGCGTAGCAGGTGCGATTGGTTTTTTCACAGGCGATTAGGGTTGAGCCTGAGCCGCCGAAAACATCTAAAACAACATTGCCAGCTTCGCTGCTTGATTTAATGGCGCGTTCGCATAATTCAATCAGCTTAGGTGTCGCATGACCGCCTTCGCTACCGTCTTTTAAATACCTGTTAAAATGCCAAACATTATTGAAATTGTCGTGGGTATTGTTGAAATATGCCCGTGTGCCGTAGT